TCATGCAGACTGCAGGAGGCTATCTCACAATCCGAGAAACTGTTGGAGCCATTGCACTTGTCCCATACGATCCTTCCCGTTGGAAAATTCCAGTCAAAATAATTACAGCCCCATATGATCTGATGTTTGGAAACACGTTCCAGTTCACGGAAGTAATCTTCTCCTGGTACTTCCCAGTTTTCTGAGGGTTCGTAGTGCCTCTGTACGCCTATCGGACTTACTTTCCGACCATAATACCCTCTGCGTTCCGGGCCGGAAAAGTAAGGAGGATCCGTAATAGCAATATCGAAATACTTATCTGGGAATTGTTTCATGCCCTCCATGCAGTCCATGTTATAATAACCATAATCCATAACTCACTCCTCCTTCCGGTACGGCTCCGGCAGCGGCATCCAGGCGGTCACTGTGTCATACACATTTGCCAAATTCCTTTCCTCTTTCTCCACTGCATCACAGTATATCCATTCGTTATAATCATCCGAATACTGCCAGATCCCTCCGCCTATATATTCCGCCTTATACACACCGTAGCTTTCTGGATGATATTTCTTCTCTTCTTCCGGAAGCCAATCAGTGTCATAATCGTTGATCCATTCAGAGTGTTTTATAGTCGCCCAAACTGGTTCTCCCTGCACCGGCGGCCTCTCTTCCACGGGAATCCAGCGGTGCTGCTCCTTAAGCCGTTCGATTTCTTCCGGTGTCAGCCCGGTATCCTCATACGCTGCCAACCGCTCAACCAGCTCATCTTTCTTGTTTGGGCTCCAATATCCCGTCTTGATCCCGCTGCTGCGGGGATGTGTTAATCTCTCCATGGCTCTTTTCCTTTCCTTGGCCTTATCAGTGCGATAATCTTTCCTGTCGCACTTAAGTTTTTGTAATATGCATTTGTCTCGTAATAATAAAACCCGCTGATTCCCGGACGTTTTTCATTGTGTATGTACTGTATCCTCATCAGTTCCCCCTCTTTACTTTTCCCAGCTGATCTTTCTCCCCCAGACATTTCCCGCACAGGCAGTATGGAAAAACCAGTGGTCCCCTCTTTTGGTCTTTACATACTCGACACGGGACAGGTCATCCGTCTCCGGATGGATCACCTTCCCGCATCCCTTGCAGCAGGTCTTGCCCTGTGTCCGCATCATAATCGTTTTCTTCTGCTTGTCTGTCATATAGCTCCTTCCCGGATTTTCCGGATCCTTGCTTTCAGCGATTCCATGACCCAGCTCTGTACGTCATCCTTACGCTGCAGGGCCTGCATGACATCCGTATCCCTGGTCCCGCTGCATACCAGGTGATGGATGATCACTTTCTCCTTCTGTCCCTGGCGGTGCAGTCGTTTGTTGGCCTGGGTGTACAGCTCATAGTTCCATGTGAGGCCGAACCAGACCACGTGGTTCCCTCCCTGCTGAAGGTTCAGCCCGTAGGCGCTGCTGGCCGGGTGGGTGAGAAGGACCTGGATTTTTCCTGCGTTCCAGTCATCCTCATCCTGCGTGGTCTTAAGCTCCCTTACTGCCAGCCCTGACTTCTCTAACGCCTTCAGGATCCGTGCCCGGTCATGTTGGTAGTTGTAAAACACCAGTGCTGGTTTTCCCTGAAGGGATTCGATCAGCTCCAAAAAGGCCTCGATCTTGCAGTTATGCACTTCATGCACCTGACGGTCCTCGTCATACAGGGCCCCGTTTGCCAGCTGCAGAAGCTTATTGCTGAGTGCCGCCGCGCTGGTAACGCTGATCGTTTCGTCATCCTCCGGAAGCTGCAACACCATCTCCCGCTCCAGCTCGTAGTAGGCTTTCAGGGATTTTGAATCCAGCTCCACCGGTATCTCGTGGTAAGTGACATCCGGAAGCTGCAGGTAATCCTCCGCCTTCATGCTGATGCAGATATCGGAGATCTGCTTCAGGATACTTTCTTCCGTTCCCGGCTTGGCTTCATAGCTGTACACCATGCCGTCTGCCCCTCTCTTATCCGGCTGGAAATACCGTTCCCGGAACTGGGTATGCCGTTTTCCCAGACGTTCGCCCCCGTCCAGAAGGAAGATCTGGCTCCACAGGTCATCCAGGCCGTTTGGGGACGGGGTCCCGGTCAATTCCACCATACGGTCGATACGGCTGCTCACACTTGCCAGG